TCAGGTGAAATGAAAAGCTTCACCACCTGTGTAACCATTTCAGCACTTGCGGTTTCTGTGTTGCTCTTAACCGTAGAATAGGACAATTTACAGGGTTGATTTTGAAGAACGGTATATTCTCTTTGTCCAGTGGATTTGTTTGCCTTTTTGTAAGACCTGTATTCCACAATGGAACATTTATCTTTGTACAGGCTTTCAATAGCTTTTCTCACCATTTCAACCGCCTGTATCGGACAAATTGACTTTTACCGCTTTGCACCAAATAAGCAATCAACACATCCAGTCTTTGTTCGGGTGTCATGCTTCCATTGCCAAAAGCAAAGGTCACATTTGTGTCACCTTCCTGAATCTGCTTAATTGCTGCATCAATGTCAATATTCAAACCCTGTAATTGTCCAATCCCTTTCTTGGAAAATAAAAATTCACCAACAACCATCTGTGAAGCAACCTTCATCAATCCGCAAGGAACACTTGAAACATTGCATTCATTTTTGATGTTGTTTTCTACCTTCTGAATACAGAAGCCAAGAAGCCAGTCATCACCATCCTGCATTTCATAACCGAATGATTCAAGCAGCTTCCCAACATCATAAACAAAGGATGCACCAAGGCTTGATACATTCTGTATTGTTTGTATTAACGCTTCCAGTCTGTCAGATATATCAGCCATTGGTCATCACCCCTTTCATCATGCCACCACAACAGTACCCACAACAGTGTCTGCAATCTGTCCTTTTCCACGCTGCTGACAATATGCAGTAATTGTTGCCTGGTCACCGTTTCCACCAACTGCTTTGACTTTCACCTTGTTCTTTGCTGTGATACCAACAATCTGAATGTGGGTGTCATCAGAAGAAGTTGCTTCCACAATACTTTCACCTGCTGGAAGTGTCCAGGTCAATTCAGCTTCATCATCTTTGTCAATGTTGAAGGCACTTGGTGCAGCACTAACAGCAGCAGAAGCAGCAGCATACACATGAACTGTGAATTCCATGTCAGCACTGTCATATGCATTTGTCTTTGTACCATAAACTTTGATTGTTGCTTCACCTGTTTTGTCATCTGCTGCTGTGATTGTAATTGTTTGGTCAGTTACCGAAACAGAAACATTATCTTCATCAGAAGAAACAGCAACCACTGTTGGTGTCGCAACATTTGCCTTTATTACCGCTGTTGCTGTGCTTGAACTGGAAGGTGAACTGGTTGATTTCACCATATGAATATCACGCTGCTGTTCAAGTACAACTTGTCTTTTTGCCACCGTAACAGGTATAGCACAGTAAGTGTCAGCAAAGTCTGTATCCGTTGGATCAAACTTCACAGTCACTGCACAACTTCCTTCCGCAACAGGAACAATGGTAAATACACCGTCACTATTAGTCACAGTTGCAACATCTGTATTACTGGAAGTACCTGAAAAAACACCTGCACTTGGATTTGCAGCGGTAATTGTTACCGCCTTGTTCGTTTCATCCAAATAGATTGTCACAGGTTCATATCCACCAAGGTCAACAAATGGTTTATAACCACCACCTGCTTCACTTGTAATACCGAATGTTGCAATCACTTCTTCAAGTGTAAGCTTCTTGTATGTTCCAGGAAGGGTTGTGATGCCTTCACCCTCGTCTTTGATGGTCACCACTCCGCTTGAACTTATAGATATAGACACAAGCGGATATTTGTTTGATGTGTTCTTTGCCAAAGCATAGACACGATTTTCAATTACGCAAAACATCTTTTCAACCCCTTTCAGATTATTTTAATCAACTTTTTAACCGTTGGAAACGATTCTTGCAATTGCAATGTTCTTCGGATTTCCTGAAATTATCCAGTTAGAAGAACCGCTTGCACCTGAACCAAGTTGTGCATCTGTCGGGGAAGCTGTGTAAGCAGCATCAGGTCTGACAAAGCTGAAACCATTCGGATGATAGGTTTCACGAACTCTTATAATAAGTTCATTGTAACCACCATTTGTCTTTGCTTCTCTTGCGATTTCAACAGGTGTGTCCACAGGGGCAGGGGCATACTGAATTGCACCGTTACCAAACAGGTAAGTGGTATATTCTTTTGCACCTGATGCACTTGCACTGTCAGCAACAGGAACACCATCATCAATCAGAACAGTCAGACCATTGTAATCTGCAAGTCTTAACTGTCTTTGAACACCCATGAGGTCTGTGTACTTGCGGTATTCAAGAAGTTCAAGTCCTGCCAGTCCATTTGCAACCTTACTGTGCATGATTGCAAGGCTGAATTCATTGAAAGCATCACCAACAGCCTTCTGAACAGCATCACCTGCTGTGGTTGCACCAACCTTGTTGCTTGTTCCAACAGTGCCAGTTGCAGTTGCAATGCTGAAAGTGTGATTCTGCCATTCATCCCAAACAGATTCACCATCATCAGCAATATTGTAAACACCGTTCAATATTGCAAGGATGACTTTCTGTCTGTACTTCGCCCAGTATCTTGCCACCTGTGAAGTGATTTGCTTCATAGGATCAGCACCGCTGTTGAAGTCACGAATGAAATCTCTGTCCTTCCAACCTTTTGCCCTACCATAGACAATACCGCTTTGGGATTTGCCTGTTACTTCTTCGGTTGAAATGTTTGCTGCTCCATCATAGTTGTCAGGTGTTCCACCAATCACCGAATAGAAGGGGATAGTGTAGTAATCTGAACCATTGGAAATAAGTTGCTTGATCTTGTCATTTGCCTGTACTGCACCACTGTTCAGCAAAGCTGTCAGTGTGGGGTCTTTCTCATTCTGCCAGTTAAGCAGAAACAGTTCAGGATCAAAGGGAAAATTCAAATAATTAGCCATAATAATTTACCTACCTTTCAAAATTTAATAGTTCTTTCCAGTTTTCGTTTTCGGTTTTGAACCGAATTTGTTCTTCTGTGCTTAATGCAAGGAATTTGTCAAGGGTCAATACATCAGCATCTTCCTTTCCTGTTTCCCCAGGAACTGCACCCTTCATTTTGGTCTGCTTCGCTTCGGTATCAAATAGGAACTTGGAATCTTCTGCACCCTGCAATTTCTTGATTTGGTCAGTCAAGCCTTTGACCGTTCCATCTTCAAGAAGTTCTGCACCTTCCAGTTCAAGCAGTGCCTTGACCGCTTTCACATTCTTTGCCTTTGCATCAGTAAGTGCAGAATCAATTGCAGTGTCAAGCTTTAACTGTTTGATTTCAGCAGCATGTGCTTCATCTTTTGTTTTGTTGTCTGCTTGAAGGGTTTCAATCTGTTTCTTCAAAGCTTCCACATCACCTGTGGAATTCTTCAAAGTTTCAAGCTGTGTGTTTCTCTCTGCAAGTGTGGTTTCCAGGGTCTTTTTTTCGGTATTGACTTCATCAAACCTTGCCTTTGGGATAAACCCCTTCAATTCTTCCGCAGATGCATCAGCAACCTTCTTTGCAGTTTCGTCATCCAATCCCAATTTCACCAAATCTTCTTTTTTCATGTTCTTAACCATCCTTTCAAATTCATTTTTATCCTGGTTCAGTCCAGTATTATTTGTCTTGTTCTTTTTCGCCTACAATACCAAAAAGGCGGTTTTTCACTTTAATGAATCAATCTTTGCTTGAACCATATCAATGTAATTGTCATCATCTGACGCCCTG